GTTTCTAATTAAAGTTTCTTTATCATTAATATTAAAAAAGTCAACAGGTAATACATTACGTTGTAAAACCCCGTTGTTTTGAAGATAAGGAATATGACCAAATTCAACAAACACACTAAATCCTAATCTCATATAAAGAGTATCAATGATATCAAGTTGAGATAGATTATAACATTTAATATTAACATTAGCTGTTCTTAGGGCACCGTAAGGACCTTCATTAGTAATACTAAAACTAGTAACACCCGGCATAGGTCTAAAACCTAAATCATCTCCCCCACCATTACTTCTATCGTAAAAACCAATACCGTAAGCTCTATCATTACCAAATCCTGTTCTTAATATACCTGTACCTCTAGGATTAGTACCTGGTTTATCATAAACAACACCACCTTGCAAAATAAAAGATTTTGCTAAAGTATCGGATGTATAAATTATATTTTGAAAAGTTTTGCTTGTAACTAATCTAACACCAGAAGATATCCTTAACCAACCATTTGTGTTGGTAAGAAATTCTACTTGATCAGGTGTTCTAAATTCATTTCCTTTACCTCCGGCACCGGAAAGTAAATAATCTGCTCTTTTTGATAATTGTGTACTAACATAATCATCAAACGATGAACCCACTATATTTAAAAAGGGTTGTACTGCCATAACTTTTATAATCTATTATATTCAATATATTCATTCAACACAGCCGAAATATTGGCTGGGATACGCAATTGAATCCCTACCTCTAAATATAGTGAATCTCCAGGTAACTCATTAGCCATAGCTATTACCCACCACAACGTTGAATCCCCGTAGAAATCATAAGCAATTAGATCTAATCTATCTTGATATTGTGTTAAAATATAGGTATCATTTTCTGTGGCAGGGATAGTAGGATAATATGTAGGAATAAACTGTTGTCTTTTCCTAACATTGTCGTTAGTTATATTAATAAATTGATATCTACTAGCCATTATTCAAGAATTGATGCGTAATCTTTTAAAAATTTATTGCCCTTATCTGCTGGTGTTATTAAAGGTACTGATGGTCCTCTTCTTGCTAATACGTTTAATATTGGAGTAAACGAAATGTTTATCTCACACATATGAGGTAATTCATATTGATCTTTATCAGCACGAACATTTTCAGGTTCATTCATAGCAATTTCCCAAGGAGACTCTTGAGGAACAGTTATATTTACATTATTCAATATACCTGGAACTCTATATAAATAGTCACCTACAGTCAATATTGTAATATTACCTCTCATTAAGCCTGCAGTATTATAATCAGGATAACATAATGAAGCTAAATAATTTACTTTACCCCAAATAAATTTCATTTCTGGGGCTGTTTGAGCTGCCACTTTAAATCCTAAACTTACTTGACGAGTAAATCCTTGATAAGTATAAAAAGTATCACCTCTACCAGTGTATTGAAATCCTTGCCAGTTAGCATTATGAGCGTCACTAAAACTATCTAGAAACGCTCTAAAAAATATTTTTGTTGACTTACCAGCAGTATTATTACTTGCTCCTTCAAAACAGAATTTAATTAAATCTCTGTTAGAACCAAAGTCAGGAGCTGTAGTATTTGATACTATAGGAGACATGTTAATCTTATCTTGTGTAAGAGGATCTGTATTTCCTATACTTGTTCTATTAAAAGAACGTCTACCAGGATTACCTATACCTACTCTTTGCTCAATGTTAACAGTAGAACTATTATAATCATAAGCATATAAAGATGTTTTTCCTATATTATTATCAATAGCTGTTTTTCTAAAATCCTGAACTGCACTACTTTGTTTATTTTTTCTACTTTCATCTGCTCTATCTCTTATCAATTTATAAGTCAAAGTATATCCAAAAGGACTTGAAAAACTAGGATCATTAGCATTCTGTAAAAGATTTTGATCATTTGTCTCTAAAAGATTAGATTTTTCAATTACTGTTTCTAAAATATCAGTACTGTCACTAGTAAGATTAAATCCTCTTGGATTAATATTAGTTGGTGTTATTGATTGAGAAACTACTGGTCTGTCAAAATCATTAAAGTTAGTAGGGTAAGGAGTGGTAGTAAAATTATTAAATGTTATACTTCCTGTAGCTTGTTGACCTAATGTAACTGATTGTCCATTAGCATTTATTCCTAGTTTTTGCTCAGTTATAACATTAGGATTAACTTTTTTAATATATGCCTCACTAGCTCCTAAATAATTTAAATAATTAGTAGGTTCAATTATTCTACCTGCTGAGCCATTAGGAAATGAAGCGGAAAAATTAGTTGGGTATGGTGTAGTAGTAAAATTATTGCGAATAATACTACCTGTTGTTTGTTGAGATATAGTTAACGAACCACTAATACTTGCTTGTGGGTTTGTTAATCTTAATTCATTATAATACTTAGCAGAAGCTGAAATGAAATTTCTATAATCTAAATTTAAATTAGATAATTGTGTTTTCTTTCGTGAATTTGATTTAAATAACTCAAGGTATTGTAATGGTGGAGTAGTAAAATCATAGCGACGTATAACTGTAGTTCCTAAACCATATAATGAACCAGGACCTGCTGGGTAATTAAATAAATTAAGAGGTTGTTCTACATCAATACCTAAACTTTTAGCAAATTCAGGTTCTGGTTTTATTGGGGTACGAGATACTTTAAGATTATATAAAGTTAATAATCTATTTGTTTTGGATTCATTTTGGATATTTTGGATACCTACAACATAAGCATATTTTTCTTCTGGTCCCATTACTGGTTTAATACCAGGTCTATCAAAATGATTTCCAATAGCAACAGTACCTACTTGCGCTAATGTATTTAAACCGAGATTATATAATTGAGTATTCCTTAAAGGGCCTAATCCTTGACCTGTTTCAGTTCTTGGATTAGATGCTTGTAAGCCAACTTGTTTAGTTATAAAAAAAGGTCCACGTTGAGGATCAACGTAAAACTTCCCAATTCTGAGAGTGTCAGTAATACTATCTACAGCAGCTAAAGCTCCTCCTCTAATAGGAAAATCAATACTAAATTTACCTGCGTCTATAGCTGCTTTTTCAATTGAAGTAGCGTTTTCAGGTAATGGAGTTTTAATGTAGGGAAGGCCACTATCACCCCCACCAGGGCGATCCTTGCCGAATTTAAGCGTTTTTAAGTCAGTCAGTAAGTCTATTAATGGCATTCCCTCTAAATTATTGAGGCTTTTTGTCTAAGTATTTCTCTGGAGATTTACCATCTAAATCCAAGGCTGATAATTTTAAACCTTTGTCAGTTTGAAGAGTTGACTGAGGAGTTGCTTGTTCAGCAGTTGGAGGGTTAACACCACCTAAACTTAAAGTCGATGTTTTTACTTGTTCAATGATAGGCATAGTTTTGTTGTTTTATATAAATATTTTATTATCCTGTTCTTCGAGTAGCAATTGCCATTGGTGTTTGTAATTTAGTTGAAACTACAGCACCATCTAAATATATATTACCACCCTGTTTAACAGCTGAAATTAATTCGTCAATTTTTGCATAGAATTCTTTAAGAGGAATAACAGCTTCAGTACCTGCTTCACCTACTAATGCTCGGGTTGGACCAGTAACAATACCACCTTCGGCCATTGCTTTTACTTTACCATCATCACCCATCATTCCTACTACTGCACCTCCTATGGTTTCTGCACCTACAGCATCAGCAATTACACCACCAAGCCATCTACCTACAAAATCACCAGCTAATCCACCTAAGAAAGTACCTACACCTGGGATAGGAATTAATGAACCTAGAGCAGCACCACCTATACTACCTAAAATACCCCCAAGAGCTTGCATTGTCCTTTTACCAACCATTTGATTTAATTCAGGTCCTTTTTTTCCTGAAGCAATCATTTCTTTAATATCACCATAAGCAAATATACCTTCAATTAATGAGCTGACAATAGGGAATTTAACTAGTTTTTTAAGGAAACCACCCATATTACCTTTTAACCAACCACCAACTGTTTTTGCAGGATTAAGTAATGCTCCTCCTATATCTTTAATTTTACCAAACATTCTACCAAAAAATCCTTTACCACCTTTAGCAGCAGTTTTTGCAGTTGATCCTTCAACGGCAGATGCTGATGGTGCTGTAACTTTTCCTAAATCACCCCCACTTACTGTAGGAGCACCACCCCCTGTAGGAGCACTACCTCCACCCATACCACCCATCATACTGGTTAAACCTAACATACTTCCTGCTTTTCCAAGAAGTTTTGATCCACCAGCTAAAACTCTTCCAAATTTGCCCATTTTAGCAAATTTTCTTCCTTTAGCAAATTTAGAACCTGGTTTTCCACCTCCACCACCGGCTAAGTCTGCAAGATCACTACCACCACCTCCACCACCACCACTTAAAGCCATTTTATCAGCAGGGCTTAAAGTAACTACCATTGGATTTATAGCAGTACCTTTCATTATATATTTAAATAATCCTGCTATTCCTTTAAATCCTAAAATTACAGCAGCTACAGTACCTAAACCTTTAAGAGCAGTTCCTAATACAGGAATATCACCTAAAAAGCTCATAAACTTAGAAATATATCCCACTCCAGTTGCTAAACTACCAACTACGGTAGCAAAACCATCTATCATAGTACCTAAAGGACCTTGTACTAATCGAGCGATTGCTTCTCTAAATTTTTCTCCGGCTTGGGCTATTTTTTCCTGAGCATCAACTTGCATTTCAGCCATTCTAACGGCTTTTTCATCACCAGCAGCAGCTTCAATTTTATCAGCTAATTCATCTTTGCCTGCAGCTCTTAATTCTTTAACTCTTGCTCTTTGAGCTTCACCCAATTTTCCTAATTGAGCTTGTTGAGTTAATGTTTTAGCTAATTCATCTGAAGACATGTTCATAGATTTAGCTAAAGCATCTTGTTGTATGCGGTTTAAATTTTGAAATTCATTTATACCACCAATATTATCAAGCATTGCTTGAGCAGCACCTGCAGTGTCACCCATCAATGCTAATTGACGTGCTTGATTTAAATTTATATCTTTTCCTAATAATACTTCAGCTTCAAATTCATTAGCTAATGATGATTCAATATCAAGTAAACCATCACTTATTTGTTTGGTTTGTTGTAAGCTCATACCTAATTTCTGTGCTTGAACAACCGCTTTACCAATTAGGATAGGATCATTTTTGTAAAAAGCAGCTAATTGACCCTCTGTTTTAGCTACTTCTTGTAATACTTTTTTATTATTTAATATACCTTTATTTTGTTTGGTTATACCAAAAACAATATCGTCTTGAGATTTACCAGTTAATACTGAAAATTTAGAAATATTAGCAGCTTCTTCAGCTGATAATCCCATTTTTTCTTTTAATTCAACTTGTCCTTCAACTAATTCAGCTGACATAGCAATAGATGTACCAAATGCATCATTTAGTTCACCCATAGCTTCTCCAGCTGTTTTTAAATTAACCCCCATATCATGGGCATGATCTGAAACATATTGAGTGTATTCAACCATACCCTTAGCACTATCACGGGTTAATCCCATGTTACGTCCTGTTTCAGCTATATTTTTACTAAATCCAAAGGCTATGTCTTTAAGGAAAGTAAAAGTTTTAACTAAACCAGCAACAGCAAATCCCATTAAAACTAAAGGATCTTTAAGTTTTTCTTTAAGAAGACCTCCTACTTTACCAGCAGCGGCTCCCATCATATTAAACTTAGTACCGTTTTTTAAAGCTAATGCTCCTTCTTCTCTTAATTCTTTATTAATGTCAGATAATTCTTCTCCTATTACTTCACCAATTAAAGGAATTTTCTTAAATCCATCAAGAAATTTTCCTGTTAATCCAGCTGCTTTATCTATTTGCTCAGATTGACCTTTAAGAGTTTCTAATGTACGTTGAGAAACTTCTTCTTCAGCAATTAAGTTTTGTAACTGAATAGCTAAAGATTCATTACCGCGTTCTCTAGCATCATTGGCTTCATGAAGAAGTTGAGTAATTGTTTTGTTATTTTTAGCGATTTGTTTTCCAATATCGCTTGTACGAGCAGTTCCATCAGCAAAGTCTTGAGTTAAATCAGCTGCTTTTCTAGTAGCATTACCTGCTTCATTAACTAATTTTTTTACATCACCTATTCTTCTTCTGATTATATCAGCTTCATCACCTGCGTTTTCTAATTCTTTAGTTAATTCCTTACCAATATTAGCTCCAATTTCCCTAATATTTTTATTTATTAGGGTAAAATTGTCATCTAAATTTTCTAAATCCTCAGCAATATCATTAAGAGATTTTCTCCATTCATCTGTAGCACCAACTAATTCTCTAAATTTTGACCTTCCTTGTTCTGTAGCAACGTTAATATCCCTAAGACTATTTTTAACTTGTTCATATAGTCTTGCTTCCGCCTGAGTAAGCGGTTTTCCTGATGGGTTATTTGGTTGATTTGGTTGATTAGGTGCTGCCATATACGTATAAATATTAAAGCGCCCTATTTTTTGGGCGCTTTAGTTGAATAAACAGTGCGTGGAGAAATACCAGGTCTTGCTACTTCTACTGCAGATTTTTTGTTTGGTGATTGATTTGTTAAATCATTGTCTTTGGATTTATTTACTTTGTCATAATGTTCTTCCATGGATTTGTATACGAATTTTCTCAACCATATTGGAAAATTATACACGGTCATAAAATCATAACCGCCGTTTCCATGGAACACTATTTCATGAAGTGTACGGAAAAGATGTAATCTATACTCCGGCGTCAGGCCAAAAAAAGTTAACACCTATAGGTACCTCCACTCCCTCTTCAGCATATCCTTCATATTCAATAGTAGTTTTCAAATCAATATCTGGAACTACTTCATTGTAATATTTTCTAAATGCTCTAACATCTTTAGCTAAGAAATAATTGTCAACAAACTCACGGATAGTTTTTTTATCACTATCACCATTAACACTTGTAATAGTATGTTTATAACGAGTGGATACTTCTGCTGTTGCTTGTGGATTAATCTTTTTAAGACCAGCCACTTCTCTATCGATATTGTTTTCATCGGTGTGAGTTAAAGCTCTAAATGTAATGTGAGTACCTGTGTTAGGTAAAGTAAATTCAAAGTTATTAACACCAGGAGTAATTAAATCTTCTCTAAGTGGTTTTGATTCTAAAGCAGATAAATCAATACTTACTTTAACTTCATCATTCATGCCAGCAAACTGATGCATGAAGTCATATTCTTTACCATAACCTAAAATACGAGCAGCAATTAATATTGCATTTTTATCTCCGGTTATTAAATCACCATAATTAATTTTTGATACAATTAACGATTGAAGTAACTTATCAATTACGTTTCCTTGTTTAATATAATTCTGGTTAGTTAAAATATCCTCTTCTTTAGCAGTCATATACTTCATTTCGATTTTACCACTTGATAAAGGATTTTCCTTTGGGTACAATAAACCTTTAGAAGGTAATTCAACTACTTCGGTTGGGAATTTGAATTTTGGTTGTTCCTCAGTTTGAGGTACAACATTTGTAACATAATTTTGTTCCATATGATTATAACGTTATTTGATATAAATATATATCCTCTATAAAACTGATAAAAAAAGCGCTAAATTTCTTTAGCGCCTTTCTATTATCAATGAGTGTATTAGAAGTTCAATATACAGTAATCCATAGCAATGGTAACTGATAATTCGATAGCTGCATCAGCTGTCCAATCATAATCACCAAATGTAGCTGTTTTAACGTAAGCACCTTTGATAATCCACTCACTTACTACATCACCAACAGGACCTAAGATGTCTAAGGTTAAATCCTTCTTATAGAAGTCAGAATAACCATCTCTACCTGTTACTGATTCGTGAGCTAAACGTGCCCATTCCATTATTGCTTGAGCTCCAGAAGGAGTTACGGGATCGTAAAGGGCTAATGTCATATCATTCCATCTAACTTTACCTTTTACTTTACGGTAAACGTTGATATGATCTAATATGATTTCACCAGCTTCAAATCCAGGAGCAGAAGCTTTTTTAATTAAATAAGCGGGAATGCCATCTACATATAAAATGAAACGGTTCTGAACTTTTGGCTCAAACGCCGTGAACATTATTTCATTAGGATCTAATACTGCCATTGTATGTTGTGTTTAATATAAATATTAAATTTTTAAGTTTTTTTATTACGCGAATGAAGCACCAGTAGGCGTAATGTTGAAATCTAGGATAATAAATTCGGCTGTTTTTGTTGGTTGGATATAAATCGCACCATACAATTGGTTTCTATCAATTGTTTCAGCTGTATTATTTGATTCATCCATTACTACTTTGTAAGAATATAAACCTTGTCTTTGTTGAACTGATTCAAGATAAGGGTTAGTTTGGTTTAAGAATTTATTTCTTGTTACTGCTGTATTTTGTTCGAATACTAAATTATCAGCAACTTGACCAATGTAACGCTTAAGAGCAATTAACAAACGACGAACGTTTACTCTGTCTAAAGCTGAAGCTTTTGTTTGTAATGTTTTCTGACCGAATGCTACAATACCTTGACCAGGGAAAGTTGCAATTGGGTTTACTTTATTGATATATAAGTTATCACGATCTGATGGTGATAATTTTCTTTCAGCTTGAATTACACCACTTAATCCACCTCTTGTGAAACCAGCAGGTGCAAACCATTCAGCAGCAATTCTATCGTTGTAAGCATAAACACCAGGCATTATAGTTGAAGCTGGAACCCAAACTAATTTACCAGTACCAGGAGCTGATACTTGAACCCAAGGCCAATAAGCAGCTGCATAAGATGAATCAAGTGTATTTGCTTCACCTGATACTGAAGCGATTGTTGAACCATAATTTGCTAAATCAACAATTGCCATACAATCACCTCTATTTTGACAA